CGAATAACATCCATTCAGCTAGAGGTAAGCCAAAAGTTAGTCTCTTTTTTGGAGACGAGGCCGCTTTCTTCAAGCTTCGAGATGATAGCATTGTTAGAACCGTCGGAGAGAGATATATTGGAAAGTCAGATTCTTGGGTTATTTGGGTATCTACAGCAGGAGAGCAACCGAGCGGTTTTTTTTACGACATTATGCAAGAGCCTTCCAAGGGAGTCGAGAAGACAATATATGAAAGATTCCATTTCTATGTTGAAGCAGGTCTTAAAAAAGATCCGAAAACAAAAAGCTCAATCTTCTCGCCAAGGTTCCTAGAGGAGGCTGGAAAGGCAAGATCCTATGAAAGAGAGTATCTCGGAGTCTGGGGAAAGAACGTCGGAGACATATTCTCTCCAGAAGGCATTGAACTATGTTGTGCTGAACAGTATACCTGGACAGCCAATGACGACAGCAATGACAGAGTTATTGGAATTGATCCAGGATTCGGTTCTTCGGAATTTGGGATATGCATTATGCAAAAGCGAAAGGGAAAAAAGTCTGTTATTCACGCAGAGGCTTTTGAAAGAGCTAGCTACATTGACATCATCAACAAGGTCAAGAACCTCTCCATGAAGTTCAAGACCAAACGCTGCTTTGTGGACGGCTCGTGGCCGGAGGGCATAAGGGACCTTCGAGACAAGGAACACATGAACGTACAGTCGATCAACTTCAATCAGTACGGGGAGAAGATGCTGAACTATGCCGCAAACTCCATAGACTTCCAGCAGGTCGAGATACACCCGATCTTCAAGAAGCTGAAGATGCAGCTAATGACAATCAAGTTTAACAGCAAGGGCGGTACCAACAAGACGACACAGAATCCATTCGATCTTGGTGATGCGTTTTTGCTTGCGTTGTACTACTACAAGATGGGATCAGGAACTCTTGCCGGAGTCGGCTAGACCTTGTAGCTTGGAATCTTTCTATTCTGCTTTTTCTCCTTGACTATCTCAAATGATACTATAAACGACTTGAACTGGCCTATCGTCATGATCGGTGTGATGCCCCTCATCAACGCAATGTACAGAATGACATTGGGATCCTTGTTCTGACGTAGCTGTTCCAGACATATTCTGTCAGTCAGGTAAGCACCCCATCTGACCACCTCGTAGCAATGATTCTCTGCAAGTTCCTCAATGGTTTCGTTACGGATTGGAACTTTGGGTTCAAACGGAGCAGGAGTATGTACTGCTAACATACTTTCTATTAATACCGATAACTATATAAACTATTATGGTATTGTTTCTGAAGATGGACCAGATGAACTGGGCAAAGGGAGACTTTACCGACTCCGCATCATTTGACCTGTCAGGTTCTGTATTTGATGATTCGTCATTTGTAACCGCAAGGGACATATCGGGATTTACTGGAACTTTTAGAATCATAGATCAGGAAGGCGGAACAATATTCTCATCTGACGACATTCTTACGCTAAATTCAGACGGAACTTTCCTTGTAAAGTTTCTTGAGTCTCAGACTCCGACTATTTCTGGAATTTTCAAGATCAGGCTGAGATTGGAGGTATCCGGCAGCAGATTGACGGCTGTTGGGGTAAACGGCTCTGACGACATATACTTAGATTTTGATTAATTCGTTTTTTACTTCTATTTATCAAAAGTAGACTAAAAGTTCTATATGAAGCCCGTAATTAGATCAAATGGCAATGTTATTTACCCAAAAGAGGCAGTTTTACCTAAAAAATCAAAGAAAAAAGAGGCTTATTCAGGCACGATAAAGGTTTTAGAGACATTTAGCAACAAAAGTGAGGTCAATCAAAGCGACTGGCAAGACGAACTGTCTCCAGACAGACCGTTTATAGAGACTTTGGATGCAATTAACAAAGACGGCAGATTGAACCTGGCAATCGAGACATACAACCAGATGATCATAGGAAAAGGACTGAAAGTCACATCCAAGAACGCCAAGATACAGGACATGGTCAACGAGTGGCTTGAGGACTCAGGATTTGACGAATTTCTGGAAGACGGAATACATTCCTATCTTGGAACAGGAAACTGGATAATTGAAAAGTCTCCAACCAATGACGAGTTCGTCGAGATACCGATAACCACCATAGAATCAATTACAAGAAACGCAAAAGGTCATATCAAGCGATACGTCCAGCACGTCAACGACAAGGACATATTTTTCAAGCCGACAGAGGTAATACATTTCAAACTAACCAACGTAGCAAGGGAGCCGTTTGCCAGAGGACTGTTCCATTCGATACTTTCAGACTATGAAGATCCTAGAACCGGAGATGTCTATGATTCACCGCTGATTCAGATGAAACAGATAGAGGATGCCATGCCAAAGATATTTCAAGGCCATGCCGATCCTACAGTAATGTTTCACTTTGAGGATGCAGGAGAGCAGTTCATCAAGAGTCAGGCGGATGCATTGAAGAAGATGAAAAAGGGATCAAAGATAGTTACGGACAAGGCATTTGACGTCAAGGTCATAGAGACGGCAGGCAACAGCAAGTTCGAGGGCTATATCGAGCATATGCAAAGAGATCTGTTGGAGCCTGGTTCCAAGTTCCCGTTACAGTTCTTCAACGCAGGATTTACCGCAAGGGCGGCATCAGAGAGTACAGATTCCGTCTTGATCAGAAAGGTAAAGAGAATACAGGTCAGACTTGCAAACCAGATCAAACGAAACTGCATCATGCCATATCTCAGGACCAGAGGCAAGAGGGTAAAGGCCGCAGACATTCAGGTGTTCTTTGAGTCCCCTCAAAAACAGGAGGCATCAATATCTGACGTTATCACCTCATTCAGAGACAACATCCTCAGAAGAAGCGAGGCAAGACAATGGCTTATCGCAAACACAAACGTAAAGATTGACCAGACCGACATGGCAGACGAGGCACCGATCACAAGCGTGACACCTACCGACAACATACAAGTTCCAGGGGAAGAGCCAAAGAAGGAAGAGCCTGAGAAAGAAACTTCCGATAACAAGAAAGAGGAAATGGTATTTGAAAGAGTAATGACAGATCTTAAAAACATGGTAAACGTCAGAGAGGAACTACAGGCACATGAGAAAAGAAAGAACACGTCAGAGATACTCAAATTCATAAAGGAGCTAAAGTCAGATGATTAAGATTTACACAGATGCTCAGACTACCAATACCATAGAGGCTCTTGATCTGGGAAGGGTATTGCTGGGAGAGACTAAGAAGTATACGGTATTCATAAAGAACACTGATACGCAATGGCCAGTACATAATATTAATATTGAAAATACTAACCCAGAACTCAGATTTGAAGCTCCTCAAACATTGGAAGCAAACGAGGTCAAAGAGGTAGCCGTCTATTGGACACCAAAACTGGACAGCAGAAAGCCACTAAGAACTGAGTTCAAATTTTCAGGCGACATATTCATAGGATAATGGCAATACTAACCGAGGCTGGGTTAGACTTAGAAACCGAAAGCGGAATATCATTAAACAGGGAATCATACGTTCCACCTCCAAAGAGATATGGCAGAAAGAAGATATTATATTTCCCAGAAGTAAAACACTTTGAACAGATAGTAAAGATGAGAGGAGCAACAAGACTACCACAATCAGATCAGGTAATAACCATCACAGCAAAGACGGCACAGCAGACATCAGGTTCGTTACAATACAAAGGTACTGTCAGGCTAATCAAAGAGAGTGTTCAAGTGTCAGGAACAAACAAGAAAAGGACCAACGACATTAAAGGCAAGATGATAGGATCTAAGGTTAGACCAATACAAGAGTCATTACTGATAGAGGGCAAGAAGAACTATGACGAACTTATCAAGGCCATTGAGATGCTAGAGATATAATACTTCTCTATATCGCTTTAAACTGAAATTACACATGGCAGAACGCATAGCAGGCATTGCCTTAATGCCCAGAGAGTCACGTAACGGAGTGTATTATGATATTGAAGAATTAAAGAAATTTGACGGAGTTTCCGTACCTTTAAGGGTTGAGCATGACAAGGATACTCACATTGGAGAGGTCACATTTACATTTGACGAGATAAAAAGTCAGGTAAGATACGAGGCAAGCATCTTTGATTCCGAATGGCAGCAGATACTAAGCAACGAGCAGTATCAGGTTTCAATAGGAGCATCAGTATTGGAGCAACGAGAACTGTGTGACGAGCTAAGAGCCAAGTGTCTTAACGCACCTGTGCTAAATGAAATATTAGAGTTATCCGTAGTTAGAGTTCCAGGAATTCCCGAATCCACGCTACACGTTATCGAATCATCCAACGTACAGTACATCAAGATACTTTCAGAGGACAAACCACAGTTAATTACTTCCAATATACAAACTACTGAAAAAGAAGATCACATGACAAACGAAACTTTAGACAATAAAGTAGAGGAAAAAGTCAAAGTCACTATCGAGACAGATGGTGAAATAGAAGTAGGTAAAGCAGAAGCAAAATCTGAAGTAGCTCCGGCAGTTGAAGCACCAGCTCCAGCAGCAGAAGCAAAAACAGAGGATGCAACTGCAAAGGTCGCAGAACGTATTGAGAAATCAAACGAAGACACTCTTAAAGCAGTTATTGAAACTGTAAAAGATGCCTGGCAACCAAAATCAGAAGTTGCAGAATCAACTAACCAAGGTTACGTTGAAGAGCAATTTGATGATGAGTCCGCTAAAAAATTCTTAGACAAAGTATTTGAAAACGGATATGGTCGTCTTGTTATCGACAAAGAGGGTTGGATCGAGAATCACACCCAAGAAGGCAGAATTACTGCCAACGGAAGTGTTGAGGAAGCAGTTGGCGTATCTGGAACCATTCCAGGTGTCAAACAACGAGCTAACATCTCAGTTCAAATCGGCAACAAAACCGCAACCAGCATTAGACAGTATGGTCAATTCGAGGCCTTACCAACTGGACAAACTACTGCAAGATTCTACAGAATCACAGTACCAGATGCAGGTGCAATTACCGAAAGTGTTTCATCAGACATTTCAGCAAGTACACACACTCTAACATCTATTGATGTTACGTGTGCCATCAGAGGTTGGAGACAAACCATACTCAAAGCACAACTTGAAGACTATCCTGCAAGTTTCCTTAATGCAATTAGAGAAACAGCAAGACTAGAGGCAATCAGAGATGAACACAAACTCATCTTAGAGGACCTGGCTTCAACTGCTAGAGACTATGGTGGTGTAACAACAGCTCCATATCACATTGGTGGTTCTGACGGTGTAGCAACAACTTCAACATCCGAAGAGGATGCAGACGGAGAATTCGACGAAGACGGTCTTACATTCGCAAAAAGATACCTTCAAGAACTCGGTCAAGACGTAGGACCTGGAAAGTTAGTAGCTTTCATTACCCCACGTGCTTTTGAATCACTTGCAACATCTTCAAGCATTTCTGAATATGCCCAGATTGGAAACCCTAGCGTTACCAAACTCGGACAGTTAGAAAGATTGTACGGTATTGACTTAGTTGTAACCAACGAAGTGAAAGGAGACGTAAGTAATGCAGATCGTAACATTGTTGCCGTAAAAGGTGCAGCATGGGGATTAGCCTCACAAAGAACAATGGAACTGGAATTACAAAAACAAGTCGCAGGACAATACTGGGATTTGGTCTGGACTCACAGAATCGGTGTCAACGTGATTGATCCTAACACATACATCATTGTATCTAGCGTAAACTCCTAGACAGCAATTTTTTTTATTTTTTTACTTCTTAGTATTCAATCCTCATACATTTTTGTATGGATGTAGAAGCTCGCATATTCGAGAAGCTTGACAAGATAGAATCCAGAATAACCGACCTTTGCATCAGACTGTCTGCAATGGAAACAGAATACAACTCACACGTTGAATCCCTGCAAAGAAGACAGGATAGAAAATTAAAAAGGAGAGACTATACTTTGGCATCAATGGCAGTAGGGTTGACATCAATAGAGATACTAAGAACGTTAGGCGTAATATAGAAATAATAGTTATATAGTATCAGACAAAGGAGTTGTCATGGCAGGAAATCTTAGATACTATGCCCTTGGTGCTTACACAGGCTTAATCGCATTGTGGACGACAATGGGAACAATAGAATTGAACGAAACAACCTCAATCGCTTTGTTAGCTCCGATTGCAATCTTAATCGGTGCAGACTACATAAAGCACAAAACAGACTCAGGATAGGACTCTTATACCTATTACTGCTTCTTTTTTTTATGATCAAGTACCATACTAAACACATCAACGAGCAGTTTGTAAGACAGACGATATACCATACCTTAGCCAATCTTTCCGTAACGGACTTGCTGGGCTGGATAACCAAGTGGGACATTCACGTATGGGATTTGAAAGAGACAAACCCTCAATTCTTTGAACACGTAAAGACCACTTCAGGCCAGAAGATCAATACCAACATGCCAAGCGGAGTGACAGGGAAATACAGAATGGATCTGTGGCTGCATGACTCCAACAATGATTTCAAGGCAAGGGAAAACAGCGACAGGATCATGCACGAAACCTGTCATGCCATACTAATAGGCACTCCATATTTCGTATCTGGGGTACATGACAACGTCAGTAACAGATTCCAAAGGGACTTTTGGTACTGGAACAGGTTCAGATGGTCAAAATTCACCCTGTCCATAATAGACATCAGAGAATTTTTATAAAAATAAAAGGGGTTATAGTCCCATGTTCTTTATGATATAGTCAAATTCATCCTCAAACTCCCTGTCTTCTTCTTCCTTGTGTACGGTAACGTTACCGTAATCTGAGGTACTAATTTGTATCAAATTCTCTAAATACTTGTTGGACTGTCTAAACCAATCCAAATTCATATGAAGTTCAAAAATTTGTGACATAAATACTTCTAATCATTGAAGTCTATATAACAATCATTATGACAAAGTATGGCAGTACGGACGAGATAGAGAAACTCGCATGGGGAGGAACCAAGTCAGGATCCACGCCTGCCACAGTAACATCCATACAGAATTCCGTAACGGACATGATCAATCTTATACTAAACAGAAACTCTGATTTCTCCACTGTTCCTACTGTAATTGACAGCATTGCCAACCTTACAGGATCGGAGATGCTAAGGAATCTCGGCAAGAGAACCGAACTAACTACAATACAGATCTATGATCAGTTGGTAGTTCTGCTCAAAAGTTACATGGACCAGGCACCTAGTGAGAACAGTCGCTGGGGCAACGTGTGGTATACTTGACAGTTACATTTACCAATCTTTCAGGAGCAAGAGAGAACCTTGACAAGACCATTGCAGACTTGCTATCTGACAACTGGACAGCATCCAACATTGACGGTTCGGTAACTCCGTACTTTTCATCGGATACGGACGAACCTGACCAACTTGCAAGACCTGACGGTTCTTGGATGAGTGAGATTAGGGTTAACTATTCCTCCAGAATGAAATATGACAACGAGGATTTTGAACTAAACGGAGACGACAAACACGCTTGGGTATGTACCTGTTTCATAGAGATTCAGGGAGAATCATTACAGGGATTACTGGATATGGAAGACGAGGTACACAGAATACTGTGGGAGAACAGACCTAACGGAGCAACCAGGTTAAACAAGAGTGACGGAGCTGCATCAGAGGTAGCCTTCTTTGAGGAAGCAGAACCAGAGTTTGAACGTCTGGAACCTGACTCAGATGATGATCAGACACCTACATCACAGGCAGAACTAAAGATGGTTTACTTTAAGATTAAAACTTAATACTTCTTTATATCAATTTTTTACAAGACTAATCTATGGCAGTTTCAGCACACAATGTAACAACTCAAAGAGATATAGTTAAAGAACTTCAATTCGTAACAGAGGGTAACTCTGTAACTTCTCCGGCATTATACGGAGTAACACCAACAGGTTCAACATTTGCTCTAGTAGGAAACAACAGTGAAATTAACATTCAACCAGACGTTCAGCATATGGATGTCGCAGTATTGGGATCAGAGGATGTAATTGATGCAGTAAAGACACAGTCATTATACGCATTTACAATTAGAAGCAATCCAATAAACTTGGACCTGTGGAAATACCTGTGGAACAGTTCTGGAACTGGAGCAAGTAGCCCAGACAGTTCATTATCATTTACATACTCTTACAATCTAGGCGGAACAGAACACTTCCAACACATGAGAGGTTGCAGACCGACATCAGGAACTCTGTCCGTATCAAGAGGAGTATGGGAACAATCCATGACTTTTATCGCAAAAGATATTACAATACCAAATACATCAACAGGAGACGGAGGAACTCCGACTTATCAGACAGCAGAAACATCATCATCCCCAATCGTACATAGTGACGGTGGAGGAAGTCCTTTCACTTGGAACAGTGTAGGATATGGAGAGAGATCATTCTCAACTACAGTAACAAGAGGCATGGCAGTTATGGCAGTAAACGGAGAGAACGACATTACCTATACCAAAGCAAACGACAGATCAATCAACTTTACTACGGATGTATTTGCAGGAACAGCAAGCAACCTAACTTCAATGTACACAGATTATGAGGGTAAAACTGCAAGAGCAGCAAGTTACAAGTTTACAACTTCTCCAAGCAAGACACTAACATTTGCAAACGCTATCATTACAGACTATTCATATTCTCATGCCGCTGGATCAGCAGATGCCTTGATAGAATCTATCAGTTGCAGAGCAGAATCCTGTACTAACCTATAGATTTAAATAGTTAAAATTAATATCTAAGATATGCCATTTTTAAATGTAAATAAAAAAGTTTGGATTATTAAAGACATAGAGATTCCTGTTATAGAGAATATTCCTATGAAGGATATGAAATGGTTTAGGGACAAAGTAAAGTGGGTAGCAGAGAGAGAAGAGAAACAAGATATTACACAATCACAAGCATTGTCAGTAGATGAAGAATGGTGGAGTAAAACTTGTGAAATTGGATTAGGTAAATCAATGGATGATATATTAGATACTGGAGTTTCAGAACCAGAGTTTAGAGAATTAATGGCGGAGGTATATACTTTTTTAGCGACACTTGGAACGATAGAAAAAGCCAAGCAGTTCGTTTTATACGATCAAGAGATCCTAAAGAAAGATCCCAAGCTTACGCAGACTACCCAGAACTAAAAGAGTTAGTACCATTAATATCCCTAGTTCGTAACGGATTTGGAACTTGGAAAGAAGTCTTTGAAATGAAGGAACAATTAGGTATTGAGAAATTACTAGAGATTCAAAATATACTTTCTATTATTCAACAAGAAGAAGAGTTAGATAATGGCAGGCGTTGATATTAAAGGACTTGATTCTTTTGAAAGAGAATTAAAAAAATTTGATTTTAGATTACCAAACATTAAATCACGATTCTTAGATATGATTGGAGAAGAAGCAATGCAACTATTACAGTCAAATACTCCTATCGATACAGGTAATCTTAGAGATTCTTGGCAAATGATTAAATCCACAAATGAAGTAGTTATTGCCAACGATCAACAGGACCTATTATCAATGCTTTTGTTTGGTTCTATACATCATCCAATGCCAAGAAATTTTGTAGCAGATATTAATCATCAAGTAGATAATATGGTTATTGCTAGATTAGAGGCAGCATTGGCAGAATCTCATAGATGGTTCGCCAAACTTCCAGGAGGAAAAAACAGAAAGCATCAGCAGGTAGGAAGAACGTCAGCAGGATTTAGAGGTGGTACATCATTTGCAGGTAGATCATCATTAGTAAGAGCAGGCACAGGTAGGCGACAATTAAAGCGTAGATTATCACTCAGACGTAGAAGAGGAAAATCTATAAATCAAACAAGAAAAGAGATTAAGTTATAGGTTAATACTTCTCTATATCATTTTTAAGGAAGTATAACTCATGGCTAGGGATAACGTAACATTCTCATTTAGAATTGATAGTGCTAGGGCTTCAGCATCAATTAAAGAATTAACTAGGGTTCTTGAAAAATTAGGAGCAACATCAATACAAACAGGTGGAAAGTTAAATCAGACAGAGAAAGGAGTTAACAACTTAGGAAAATCAGCAGCATCTTCAGCAGTAAACTTTCAGACAGGAACTCAAGGTTTACTCAACTTATCCACAGCAGCAGTTCAAACTTATACATCCATATCCAACTTAGATAGAGCAAATAACAGAGCAAGGATGTCAATCATTGCAGTAGCAAGAGCAGCAGATTTACTCAATAGTAAGAAACAAAGATTGAATGAGATGGAAGCAGCAGGAGTCACATCAGGTGGTAAATATGTAAATATGCAAAGAGAGATCGCAACTGCTGTAGCAGATCATACAGAAAAGTTAGAGAAACAGAAAATTGAACAAGCAGCAGTAAATGATGTTTATATGTTGTTTGCTACAAACATTGCTAACGTTGTAATATCATCAACTCAAACTATTGTTATATTATTAGGTCATGAAAGATCAGCAAGATTAGCATCAGCAGTAGCAACTAAATTACAAACTTCCGCAGTAGTAACTAATACCAAAGCAATGTTCTTACAGATAAAATCAATCAATATGTTAAAGATAACCACATTAGTAGGAACTGCTATCAACGCAGGATTTACAGGATCAATAGTATTAATGACAAAAGCATTACGTGGATTCATGTCCTCACATCCAATATTACTTGGAATGATGGCAGCATCAGTATTAGCATTTGCAGCATATGAAACTAATTTTAGAGGAATCAAAGATGCAATAGACAATTTAATGCCAACAGAGAAAGATCATATTAGTTTATTAGCAAAGGAGAGAGCCGAAATGGATGCACTTAACGGTACAATAGATGCACACGTTGATAAGGTGTTTAAACTACCTAGAACATACAGTGAAGCGGCATCACAATTAAAGGTACTTACCAAGCAACTTGAAGAGTCAAATAAAGTATTTGAAAAACACCCCAATTTTAGGCCTGCCTCTGAAGCAGGAGGCAATCAAACTGCTAATGGACTATCAATAGTATTACCTACTGCATATGCCTCAGAGGTTGATCCGTATGATAGTTATCTTCCTAAGAATTATGGTCAAATGGCAGCAGGTGCAGGATCATTCAGTATGTCAGGTTCGCCAACAGCGTTTGGATTAGGAGGTCGAGCATTGGGAACAGGAGGACTTAAAGTTCAAGAAGAATTTTTAGCATCTGAAAAAAAGTCTCTCATAAAAGAAATTCAACAAAATGAATTATCAATATATGGTAATACCATTACATTTTCTGAAGCAGAGGCTAAATTTAATTCAGGTAGTATTCCAGATTTAAATATTGATTTACAAAAAAGACTTAATGCATATTTTGAAGGAGAAAAATTAGTTATACAAAGATTAAGTGGAGGAGGATTTGCTACAAATGTAGTAGAAGATAAAACTATTCTAGCAGGTCTAAAGCAATATACTCCTGAAACATACGCATTAGAACAACACCGAGAAATAGTTAAAGAGCAAGTGAAAGCAATAACAGACAAAAAGGAAACTGAATTAAAAATAGAAGCAGATTCATTACATATTAGTGTTGATGAACTTAAAAGAAGAAGGAATTTATCAAAAACATCTACATACGTTCCAGGTATAGGAAATGTAGATAAAGGACAAGTTGATAAAATTAAAGAATCAAGACAGATCAGATCGTCATTATTACAAGGAGATCTATCTTCATTACCAACAGATACAATGTTTGATAGATTAGTAAAAGATTCATTTTCATCTAGTCATAAAAATTCTGGTCTTTCTCCTTTCTTACGACAAGGTTCATTATCAGGTAAAATATATGATACAGATGAGTTAAACTTGATGTTTGCAGCACGTGATTTTAGTCCATCACGAAAAGCAGCATATGATAAATATGGTGTGGATATAGGAAAGGCAGCAGATAACTATAGCGAAGCAGATGCAGAAAGATTTGGAATGTATCAAGCAACAGGAAATGCTATGAATGGTCAAGTGGGTGGACAACAATATACAAATCTGTTTAGTTCCTTTGGTGGAAGTGCAACGCAAGCATATCAAGTAGATAAGTTGGCAAGTTCTCCTACACTAACAAATTTCCATAATAGAGTGAGAAGAGGAAATTCATTTGTAAACGGAAGAGGAGGACTTATGCTCAATGCTATAAATATAATCAAGGGCGGAAGAATGATCACAAGTTCAGCATTTAGAAGTATGAATACACACATTGCAGAAGCAGAAATAATTCAGAAAGCGGTTCAAATGGGAATAAAATCTGCACCTGGAGGCTGGATGGACATGGTTGCTCAAGTTCCAGAAGTTAATATTGAATCAGAAGATAACATGGCACAGGCATTGTCAGCAATGGGATCATTGGCATTAATAGCAAGCCAGTACATATCAAGAGTTGAAGGAGCAAAAAGTGCAGTAGGATTCACATCATCTACTTTAGAAACATCAAAGTTGTTTGGATTCTCAGGTGCGTCACTGTATCACAATATAATGTTACTGTCAAATACAAAACGTACAAACTTTAGCAATACTGAAATTGCGGAAGAGTCAAAGAACAAGCTAAGCCTTACAAACTCACAGACCTTTGCCATCAGATTCAACTCAACCAGAGGAGATACAGAACTTCAGGATAGATTCCGTTACGTAGACCAACTGGAGGCAATGTCGTCGGGAACGTCACCGCTATGACCATTACGACAGGGTATGATCCAAGAGAACTTTCTCCAAAGGTTATCATCACAGACTATGACGGCTCCACTCAATACACGTACGAGTCTGAAACCATAGCATCAAGCCCGACTCAGAACTTCAAACTGACTGATCTTAGAATTAAAATGGATGGAAATGGAAACTATGGATCGGCAACCCTTGTAATAGCAGACAACGGATCAGCACTTGTAGATGCAACGCTAAGACGAGGATCTCTGATCAAGAGACAATGGGACATTCAGATATACCTGGGCAAGACGGCAGGAACCTTGCAAAGGTGGTTCTATGGAAAGATCGTATCGGCAAACGTGATTCGACCTGGAACCGGACAGCAGGGAATAGCATTGGACTGTGTCGGATGGGGTGTTATACTGAAGGAGAGAATCACAAGGATAGTAAGAAACCAAGACAAGGACGCTGACGGAATA